GTAGTTACCAAGACCCATAAGTTGGTTAATTTCAGGAAGAGTTACTTGTAAGTAAGTTCTGTAAGCAAGGTCACCGTTTCTAGAGATGACACATTGGACACGACGACCGAAATCGGCTTGACCGTTGAAAGTTTGTTCGATTGATTCAATGGCAAAGTTAGTATATCTACGATAAGTAACTTTCCAGAAAGTAATTTGAGGATTACCAGTTAGGTAAACATCTTGGGCGCCATAGGCTACGAGTTGCATTAATCCACCTCCCATTGTTATAATTATGCTAAAGATAAAAATTTTTTGAAAATTAATTTAATTTAATTTAATTTATTAATTAAATTAAATATAAAATTGATTAATATTAAAAAATAAAAGCATAAATATTTTAAGTAATTACTTTGCTTAAATCTAAATTGCTCTTCATAAATTTATATAAATAAGATTCTTCAAGAACCTCTTTTTTGCCTTCGTGTGATTTGCTAAAGACATATGATTCATTTCTTTTTTTTACAGCCCATCCTTGCTCTATTGCATTATATAGCAATAACATTTTTTGAAACTTAATAATATCCACCTTTATATCGTCGTCTTCTAAAGATTTTAAGGAGTCTAAATTCAACTTTAAATCGATATTACTCATATTACTTAATTTAAAGAAAACATAAATCAACTTTTAACTATATTTTGCAATCAATTTGTTGGTCTACAATTCTGTTTCTATAATACTTTGAATAATGTTGTTCACTATTTTCTAAAGTATGTAAATTTGTTTTTACAATGTCTCCATTTTCGTCTGAATAATATATATTTTCTAGTTTATATCCCTTCTTCCTAGGAATTATGCTAAGCAACTTAATACAATTAGAACAAGGCTTACTGGACTGCAACTTATTTTTTGCGGATAATCGAATTACCAAAATATTTATAGGTTCTAAGCGCTTCTTATACTTTAATGGCATTAACTTTGATAATGCATCTTCCTCTGCGTGTATTCCAGGTGTATTTCCATTAATATCACCCATTTGATTTACACCAAAACTTAATATTCTAGCTTTTTTCATAGAGCCCTTTCCCTTGTAAAATACACGACACGTGATTGTAATGACCGCAGACGCACGACGACACATTATTTATGCCACTCTCATACGAATTTATATCCGTATCAACAGGCAAACAAAATCTCTTAATAAACATCTTATCTAGAATCGAGTCCATTTTCGTTAGTATAATTAATATGCTTTATTTTTTAAATTATTTTTATAATTCAATTTTTTTATAAAGTATATTATTCATTTTAATTTAATTTAAATAACTTTTATATTTTTTACAAATTATAAATTAAATAAATTACATTTAAATTATAATAAAGAAATGCCAAGCTTCAAACCGAAGTCCAATAAAAAAATTAAATTCAATAAAAAATCCGCAGTCACATTAGACATTAAACATACAGAAATTATTAACGAATTTGATAAGGATGAAAACGACAGAATACCAGAATTAAAATACGAACGTCAAGAACTCAAAAAACAATTAAATAATCCGGACTTAACAGTTGAACGGCGTTTGGATATTGAAGACCAAATTATACAAATTAATGAAACAATTAAAGAAACAAAATCAAGAAAAAAGGAATATTATTTGGATAATTCAAAATATATATTTGAATACTTTGAAAATAAGAAGAATATTTCGGCTGGTGGTGCATCCACTGCGGTTTCAACAAATAAGGCTAATATAGTAAATTCATTTTTTAAAATAAAAACAAATGAAGATGAAAACGAATTACGCGCGCAGAGAGAAACAAATAATATCGTACAAAAATATCTAAGTAATGTGGATGATACTTTTTTAGATATAAACACATTTGTCTCTCAAACAGATATTTGCAAGTTTTGTTTCAAAGGCGAATTGGTTCCAGTTGAAGATGAAGGTATATTAGTTTGTAATAGTTGTTCTAGAAGTATTCCTTATTTAATTGAAAATGAAAAACCTTCTTATAAAGAACCACCAAAAGAAGTGTGTTTTTATGCATATAAACGCATTAATCATTTTAAGGAAATATTAGCACAATTTCAAGGTAAAGAAACTACGCAAATTCCTATTGAAGTGATTGAAAATATTAAAATGCAAATTAAAAAAGAGAGAATTGAATTGGAGCAAATTACAAATATTAAAACCAAGGAAATTTTAAAGAAGTTAGGCTATAATAAATACTACGAACATATACCATTTATTAAAGATAAATTGGGAATTAAACCGCCAATTATGTCGCAAGAATTAGAAGAAACATTATGTAATCTTTTTATTGAATTACAGGCGCCTTATTCTAAATTTTGCCCCGATGACAGAGTTAATTTTTTAAATTATTATTATACTGCATATAAGTTATGCGAACTTTTGGGTGAAGAAAAGTATTTGCCACTATTTCCTTTACTCAAGGATAGAGAGAAGCGTATAGAACAAGATGAAATTTGGAAGAAAATTTGTGGCGAATTGGATTGGGAATTTATACCAACTATTTAATATGGTCTGTAAGGAAATAATTGTAATTCTCTCGTATTGAAAATCGAATTATTTGGATCATATGCGTTTGCTCCTACACCATTACCATAACAAGCGCCGCCTTTATAAGTTTTACGGTTGCGACTACGCATTCTGCGCATTTTACGCATTTTGCGGCTACGGGTTCTACGTTTGCGTCTTCCTCCTTGTGGAAAATCAACTACAGAGCGTGGTGATTCTGGCTCTAAATCTTCCATATTTAATGCGGGTCCTGGCTGAAAATTATTATTAACATTTATATCCATTTCCATTTCCATATCCATTGCTGGTGGATTAACACCATTTGAAACATTATCTTCTTCATCTAAATTAGCAATTTCATTGTTTGCTTCATTTAAACTATCAATTAATTCTTGAGGTGTAAATGGATTACCTGTTTGTGGATTTGTTTGTTGTAAAGACATACGAATTAAATTCATATTGTCAATGTTAAATTCGTGTAAAGTATTAATTTGTTCTGCAGTAAATCCAAGTGTCATTAATTCTTGTTCGTTTAATTGTCCGCCTCTCATTTTTCTAGAATGTCTTCTATTAGATTTTTTATTACTCATTCCTTTACTACGTGTTTTACGTGCCATAATATATTATAATTATATTTAAAATATATTATAGATTGTTAATTAATTTAAAATCCGCCTGGAAAGCGAACTAAGTTGGCACCAATACCAAATCCGGCACCACTGCGTGCAGTTACACCCATAGAAGGAACATAAGTATCTAGGATACTAAATGTGGCGGCAGCAGTTAAGGCAATCAAAACAATTTCCTCAAAATTCAAGGAACGTTTAGGGATAGCATATGCAGCAATTGCAACCATTAAACCTTCAACGAGGTACTTAATAATTCTCTTAACAAGTTCAGCAACGTTAATAAGACCGAGCATTTATATTAAATAAAAAGAAAAAAAATATATATTATGCGATAAAAAACTTAAAATTAAATCCCTTAAGTAATTAAAAATGAGTCGCACTAAAGATAGTAAATCTACCAAACTCCCTTTTGAGAGAAAAGAAGTTAATGGCAAACCAAATCCTAAATATGTTGATATGCTTACTGAAGACAAGCCTATTGCCGGTCAAAAATATGCTTGTGTCTCCTTTTGTTTTCCTGAAGATATCTTGAAGGATAAAAACATTTACTTTTTCGAACAATTCCTAAAGAAGTGGGAATTTAACAAATCAATGGAAAAGTTTATTCAATTCTTGAATTTTACTTCATATAAATATAATGTTTCTTTTGAAGATCTCTCTAATGACTTTAAGGAATTTGTGAAGGAAGAAAAGGAAACCCTTGCCAACTCCAGTATGGATGACGAATACAAGACCTTCCTTGATAACAATGAAGAAGAATTACAAAAGCAATTTGACATTGAACACAACTTCCAAACCAATGTTCGTGGCATTAAAATTCGCGGTGTTTATCCCAGTTTGGAAGAAGCCGAAATGAGATGCAAATTGCTAAATGAAGCGGATCCTTATCACGATATTCACGTTACTGATGTTGGTTTATGGGCGCCTTGTAATCCTAAGCCTTATAAGACTGGTCGTGTTGTTTATCCTGAAGAGGAACTTAATCAATTGATGAGTGAGAAAAATAAGAATCAAGAAAGAACCGATTTGGCATTTAAGGAGCGTGTTAATGAAGCAAAGAAGAAGGCAATTGAAGAAAACGTTAAGAATGCAGAGAAATCTGGTAACGTTCTTACTCAAACTGTTGACGAAGAAGGTAACCTTATTGGTGTTAATAATGCCAATACTCAAGAGTTCGCACTTAGAGAGCAAGATATAATTTCAACTGCGGATATTTGTAACGAATTATTCGAAGGTGAAAATATTGTTATTGGTAAGACTGATAACGGACAAAGTCAATTAGTTTCTGGTCCTTTTGCAAGTAAAACCAAGGATTCTATGGAACAAGTGGACTAAATATACTTTTACACCTTATAATTATTAAATTTTATATTTATATATTATAATGGATACTTTTACAACGTTATTTTGGTTTTTTTCGATACTTTTTATTAGTTTATCGATCTATTTATTGTGTTTTACTAAAAAAACTTATATTTTTTATATGCAAATTATTGCAGGATGCGGAATATTCGCAACAAGTAAGATTGGTCGTAACTTTTTAGGGTTAGCATAATATAAATATATTTAAGAATAATTTATAATATATTTATATTGTATACAATGTCAAAAAATTTAGCAGATTTTAGCAATATAAACGATTATTTACCATTATTTAATGCTGTTTTAATTACAGATTTATTTGTAATTTTATTATTAAATATAAGGGTGATTAAATCACAGGTTTTAAAAAAATGGTATTTACAATATAATTTATCGGCTGTTATAGCTGATGTATTGATTATATTAATTGGATTAATTATTACAAGAGCAATTTATTATTATATATTTGATAGTTTTTCAATAGTAAAATTTATTATTTTAGCTGTAATAGTTCAAATTATACATGATATATTATTTTATAAATTTTTTAGTAGTATACCAAGAGGAGTAAATAAAATGATTGATACATTTAAGGATTACGCGAGTGAAGTATCATATAAAGCAATTTTAGCTGATAGTGGGATGATGATAATGTCGTGCTTAATTGCTTACTATCTTGTAAATAAAAATGCTAATACTAATATAATTGTATTAATTTTATTTTTATATTTATTACCATATTTATTATACAACTGATTATAAAGTCAATAATATTATTTATCACTTTTATTGTATTATTATACTTTTTTTAAATATAATATAAATGACTATAATATAAATGACTGATAGTAAAGAAAATATACAAAAATTCGTACAAAGCAGAGGCAATATCACGCTAATGAAGAAGATGTTAGATGAAGGAACTATCTCTGATATTAATATTATATTTGATAATGGTTTAACTACAAATACTGCTCTAATGTTTGAGACTATGTATGGAACTTTAGAAGGAATGAAATTTTTATTAACCCATAATGCTGATCCAAATATACAAGATAAAAATGGTTGGACGGTTCTTCACAAAATTGCCAATTTAGGAGAAATAGATAAAAAGGTCAAAGTTAAACAACTTGCCAAACTGCGTCTCCTATTAGACTATGGAGCAGACAGGTCAATAAAGACCAAAAATGGTAAGAGTGCGTTAGATTTAGCAAAAGGAACATTGAGTTGCAACGATTGTATCAAAATGCTTTCTCAAGTAAAAAATAAAAAAACCTTAAAGCGACTTAAAAGAAATACAAAGAGAAACAAAAAAAATAGTCGAAAAGTATAATTTTTAATTAATACATTAATAATAACTTAAAATTAAATAAATAATATAACAAAATGAAAATATGTTATATTATTTCAACATGCAACAAATATTTAGATACCCGAGTTTCTTATCAAATGGAAACTATGTTTAAAAATATAAATAAAAACGATATTTATTATCTAACATCAGCGCCAAATATAGAAAAAAGACAATTTGGTTGGTATTCAATGGATGATACTCAAAATATTACATGGAAATACATACATTTTATTTACAATATGAATGGAGAGTTTTTAAACTATGATTGGTACATATTTATTGATGATGATACATTTGTTTTTACAAATCGTTTACTTAAATATTTAACTCAATTTAATCCAGCAGAAAATTATTATATTGGAAATGAGTTAGACCATATTAAAAAAGAATTTTGCATGTATATGTCAGGTGGTGCAGGATATGCGATTTCTAATGCTTTATATAACAAAATTTATGAATATATAAGAAAAATTGGTATTAATGAGGCATACTATCCATTATCTAATTTAAAAGAACAATTTTGCGATGATTTATGTGTTGGAATATGGATTAAAGAAATTGGAAAAAATCATAAAATTTATCAAATGCACAATAACAACTTTCATTTAGATATTCACAAAGAAAATTCACAACTTTTAAATGCTATTACATTTCATAAAATTATTACAAAAGAACAATTTAACTTTTATACAAAAATTTTAAATGATAACAAATATGACACCGTTTTTGCTCTTGTAACAGACGCATCATATTTTTCAAAGGCTAAACGCACCATAATTGATTTGCGAAGTAAAGGTAATTGGCGCGGACCTATTGCGCTTATAACTATCGGTTTTGATTTAAACGCAAATTTTGCCGATTTTTACGATATATTAGAAGTTAAATTTGATGCCATAGATAAGACGCAAATGCTACAATTAATTGGTAAAAGCGGATTTTCTGATGGTGACAAGAGAGAATTAACAAAGCTTAATCAATGGGAAAAATTACATATATTTGACGAATATTTTACGCAATGGCAGCGTGTTGTATATTTGGACGCAGGTCTACGTGTTTTAGACGATGTTAAATATTTATTGGAAGTCGAATATAAAGGCGCAATAATCGCGCATCAAGACGGAGAAATTACACCTCATCTAGAATTTCTCACGCAAATAAGTCATGATAATCCAGAATTAGTCGCAAAATTGGTTGCCGAATATGGCAGCGAAATTTTGAAGTCAAATCATATGTTAAATTGTATGTGGATTTATGATACAGATATATTAAAAATATGTGATAAATCGCAAATGATAAAAGCAATGAATAAATGGCCGCTTTGTAAAAGAAATGAAATGACAATTATGAATTTGTTATTGCATTTTAAATATAAATTATGGAAAAAAATACCGCAAAAGGCGTCAAATGGAAAAATATTATTTGATTGGTCAGAAGTAATAACTTCTAATAAGGTTACTTGGAGAGATTATTGTTTAATTAAATATCCTGTTACTATTCAGTTTGATGATTGTTAAAGCGAAGCGACTGATTAAAACCAACGGTGACTGTTTAAAGTGAATGTGACTATTTAAGCCTTTTTAAAGTGAGGTGCCAAATATTTTTGAAGATTAAAGTAAGTAAGTTCATCAGTTGGTTTTACTTTTAATAAATTTCTAAGCTGTTCATTACAATTAATAATACGACCATTATTTTTATCTTGAAGTTTATTTACACGAATATATGCGTTTATTGCTTTAGAAACGTCTACTCTTGACATTTTTGTTCCAATACTTTTACCAAGAAATACTGCTAATTCATCTGAAATAGGTGTAGATGATAGAAATAAAGATTGTGCCTTTGCTTTTTTAATTGGTTTAACTTTACATTTTTGTAATTCTTCATACTTGCAAAATAATTTTAAGTTTTCCTTATTAATTTCCATTAATTCCTCCATAGAATTGTATTGTTTCTTTTTAAGTTCATCATTAGATTTCTTCATAATTATTTTACAATAATCTTTGTCAGATCTTGAATTCAATGTATAATTACATTTATTAAGTAAAATTAATAGTTCATTATTTGCCTTCATTAACTTTAAATTACCATTTAATATTTCTTCCTTATCCTGATTGCTTAAATTGTTAACATTTTCATAATGTACTACACCGAAATTACGCATTCTCTCTCGTTTTGCCTTTCTATTACTTTCAATTAGTTTTGAAACAGGGTCAACAACTTCTTCTTTTTTTACTTTAACTTCTTCTTTTACTTCAATTACTTCATTTTTAACTTCAACTTTTTCTTTTTCTTCAATTACTTCATTTTTTACATTGCTGTTATTTTCAATAATTTCTTCAGTAGTATAAACTTCTTCAATTTCAGCATATGCTTCATTTATTGACAAATTTACGTTGTCAGATTCTTTAACGCTCATATCCTTGTAAACTATAGTTATTTCTGCATTTCCAATATCTTCAATGGTAATGCTATTATTACAACCCTCAATAATAAAATTATTTATTCTAAGTTTATTATCATCAAATAATCTATTTACATTCATAATATTAATATCTAAATTCATCATATCTTTAGTAGTTCTTTTTATTTGAAGATTTCTATTGCTGACAATAAAATCCGTATTGAAAATATTAAACTGAAACTTTGCGTTCATTCTGCTATACAATTAATACATTAAGATATAATGTATTAATTAAAATCAATTTTATTTTAAACAGTAAAAAGGTTTGTTTGTTATGTTCTCCCCCCCTTTCGTTATTTAAACTTGCTCCCGAAGTTGCGGGAGAAAGATTTTTATAATCAATATCAAGTTTAAAATGTTTTTCTAAAACTGTTTTTGCGTGATATTTTTATTACCATTTTGTCGTCTTTTTTACACTAATTTTAGGTCCGCCTCCCTTCTTTTTCATTGAATTTGGGTCATATTTTTCTTCTTCGTCGTCTGAGCCTATGCTCTTGGATAATTCCCAGAATTCTTTTGAGCCTAACCTGAAATCACCGTGCGAATCCGCTTTATACCAAAAGACTTGGTCTCTCAATTGATTGGATTTAGAGTTGTTATTGATTACCAAGCACTCATAATTTTCAGTGCATTGATCCATAACCTGACAAAATGACTCAAATGTGGGGAACATACCTGCATAATTTTCATAAATACGCTTACGATTCGCAATGTAGTTCTCTCTTAAAATAAATACATAATCAATATTTGTTCTTAATGTTGGTGGAATACCAAGAGGATATTGCATTGTTATGACAAGCATTACCTTCCAATGTCTGCCATTCATGAAGAGTAATCTCATCATTTTATCGCGTGACCAAGTGTTATCATATAAGCAGTCATCTAAAATAACAAATGCGCGAGGATCTATCGTGGTTCTTTTATAAGTCTCCATTTCCTTTTTTATTTGTTTTAATACAGTTCGCTGACGCTTTAAGATGTTCTCAATAATCGCAGTATTGTATTCATTGTGCACGAACAATTTTGGCACCATTTTTCCATAAAACCCGTTACCTTCTTCAGTTCCCGAAATAACAGTTCCAATTGGAATGGCTTGTTGATAAAATAGTAAGTCGCGAACCAAGAAGGATTTACCAGTATCTCTCTTACCAATTAACACAACAACAGGACCTTTATTTTCATCCGGTTTGAACTGAATGCTTTTCATATCAAATTTTCTTAACTCGAGAGAAGACATAATTATAATACAGATTTAAATAAATTTTTTATTTTTTAACGCAATAATATTATTAGCAATAATAATAAGTTAAAAATGAATTTAATTTATATATTAAATACCTAAAGAATGATAAAAGTCAATTATCAAAAACGAAAGAATCAGGAACTTTTTAAAAGTTTAGAAAATCCCAAAACTATTTTTCTCTCTTCAGCGCAAAATTACATTCCTATTTATAAGAGATTCTTTGCATTAAACGAAATAAATTACAACAACATAAATCTAAACAATTTTTATTATTTAACAAGTGTTAAAGAACATATTGATGAAGACGACGAATCTAATACTTATAATTGTAAAGTATCAAAAATAACTGGAGTATCAAACATAAAAAAAGAAGTGTTTTTTAAAATGGCGCCATTATTAGACCCATTTAAGTATTTAGTTGGTAAATATGACCCTGAAGATAAACGCAATTTTACATTGCCTTCTTTAAATTCAACTACAGATAATTGCAATCCTAAATTTATCGATGAAAATAACTCCGCATATGTAGATGGATTATTCTTATTTCTCTCCAGCAAATTAATAAACGACCATAATTTTATGCCGGGCGTTGATTATTATGGTTCTTTTTTAGGTATTAAAAATAATTATGTTATTAATGCGTTTGATGATATTGATTATTTAAATAACTCGGAATTTTTCAATAAAAACAAGAATATTTTGTTTAAAATAGATGATTACGAGCATTTATTTATACAAGAAGGCGACGGAAAATTAAAACCAATTACAATTGGTAAGGATGTTAGTATGAAATCTAATTTTTCAATCAAGTCTTTTGACAACGAACAATTTGAGGATATTTTTGAAGAAAATGTTATTAACTTAGGTGATTTAAAGGATATGTCAGTTGATTTAGTTGATATTACAAATACAGATTTAATTAATACAGATGCTAAAAATGTAACTTTAAAATCAAATTCATCATGTTCTTCAAGAACCTCTTATACAAACGAAAACGATGCGGTTGAATGTAGTGATTGTAATGAAAGTGAAAGTAATAATGGCGAAAATAACAATTATGAAGAAGGCAGTAATACTTCTGAAACTGTTTGGAAACACGAAGAAGAGTCTGGTGATGACTTGTCTTCATTTGAAGAAGAGAGAATTAATGTAACCATTCCTAAATTTCCAATTCAATTAATATGTATGGAAAATTGCGAAGATACGTTTGACAATTTAATATTAGAAAAAGATTTGTCAACCGAAGAATGGTTATCCGCATTAATGCAAATTATAATGATATTAATTACATATCAAAAGGCCTTTAGTTTTACCCATAATGACTTACATACCAATAACGTAATGTATAATAAAACTCATCACAAATTTTTTTATTATAAATACAAAGATAAATGCTATAAAGTCCCCACATTTGGTCGTATATTTAAAATAATAGATTTTGGCAGAAGTATTTATAAATTTGATGGCAAACTATTTTGCAGTGATAGTTTTCAAGCGGGTGGTGATGCTGCTACCCAATATAATACCGAACCCTACTTAAACGAAAAAAAGCCACGTTTAGAGCCAAATTATAGTTTTGATTTATGTCGTCTTGCATGCTCTATATTTGATTACATTATTGAAGATTTTGATGAAATTAAGGATTTAAGTAAGTGTAAAGATCCAATTAAAAGAATTATTGTTGAATGGTGTTTAGATGATAAAGGTATTAATATGTTATATAAGGGTAATGGTGTAGATAGATATCCTGATTTTAAGTTATATAAAATGATTGCACGCTGTGTACATAATCATACACCTCAAGCGCAATTAAAGAGACCGGAATTTGACTATTTTTCACATTTTACGGATAAAATACCAGTTGGAGAATTAATAGATATTGATGATATACCATGTTATAGTTTAGAAAATTACATTCAAATTGTATAATATAAATATATTACTATATATATATTATGAGTTCATTTGGCTTTATAATGACGCGACACGTAAATTCCGAGCTAACAAATAAATATTGGAATCACTCAGTAAAGCTATTAAACACTTTTTATCCAGATAAAAAAATAGTAATTATTGATGATAATAGTAATCAAGATTTAGTAAAAGCGGAACATAATTATTCTAATATTGAAGTAATACAATCGGAATTTCCAGGTCGTGGAGAACTGCTGCCGTATTATTATTTTATAAAAAACAAATTTTTTGATAATGCAGTAATAATTCACGATAGCGTTTTTTTTCATATTAAAATACATTTTGAAAAATTAGCATATTATAATGTATTACCGTTATGGCATTTTGATAAATTTGTTGAAAATAAAGAAAATACACTTAGAATTGCAAAAAATCTTAATAATTCATATAATATTTGCAATAAACTTACAGAAGATGAGATTAAATTACTTAAAATAACTAATGATAATAAATGGATTGGTTGTTTTGGATGTCAGGCATTTATTAATCATAATTTTTTATTGCAAATTGAAAGCAAATATAATATAACAAAATTAATATCATATGTTTTATGCAGAGCTGATAGATGTTGTTTAGAGAGAATAATGGGAATTATTTTTTCAATAGAAAACCCAAAAATATTGCATCAAAAATCACTCTTTGGACGTATTAATTCTTATTTAAAATGGGGATATACTTTTAATGAATATGAAGACAACTTAAAAAAAGGCACTATTTTACAACCTGTGGTTAAAGTTTGGACGGGTCGTTAACCGGCTTTAAGTAGTTTTAAGAATAATATATATTATTAAATTAGTAACTTAAAGCCGCCCTACATATGTAAAGAAAATTGCAAGGGAAATGTTAGAAAAAGTTCCCTTCACGTGTAGAAGAGAATATTAAATATTTTATGGGAAAGTTTTTTTGAATTTTGATTTTTGGACATTTATAAATGTCCATTTTTTGAATTTTCCAAAATGATGTTGAAAAAAATCTAATTTGTGACGATAAAAAAATTTTAGCGTCTGGTGACCAAAAAAATAATTTTCAATTTGTTACGATAAATTTTTTTTAAAATACTTAAAAATAAAAATATAAGGCTATTATATGGCAACATTAAGCAACAATTTAGTGGCAAAAAGTGGCAAAAAGTGGCAACAAGAATATTATTGCGAATCTTGTGACTATAAATGCTGTAAAAAATATAATTGGGATAAACATTTATCCACAGCAAAACATACAGAAGCAACAAACGGCAACATATTAGCAACAGAAAAGTGGCAAAAAGGTCAACCAGTGTCGAATTTATGCTGTGAAAATTGTGGAAAGGAGTATACTGATAGAACTGGATTATGGAG